TGTAAATCCAACCCCCTTTGGATACGCAGCCGCCCAGATTGTAACCAAGACCACCGGAGCCGACAGACCGGAAACGACAAGAAGTCACTAGCTTGTCACTTTTTTAGATTTATGTTTTTACCTGATCTGTGGAGGAGATCAAAAGACATAGGTTTATTGAGTGATGCTTGTGATTTTTTTATTGCAGATTTCAGGAGGTGTAGAGCGGTGCAGGACGTCAGAGAGATTCCAAACATTGACGAGATTAAAAAAAATATCCGGAAATACTTTGACGATTATTGTGCAGCTTATGGCATCGATGACATGAGATCACAACGGCAACCGGTTTTTAATGGTGCCATGCAATATATATATAACAATTATATAAGACCTAGTAATGTATTAAAAGATATACCCCAAAACGTAGTGGATAATAGTATCAACCAAATGCTAACTAACTACAATGCGTACAACATAGATCTGTTGTATGAGGTTTATTTATATCTTAGGGAGTTAGCTAATGCTTATGATATGACTGCTACAGCTGATACATTTAAGATATTAACAGGGATATCTAAACAGGCTTTAAGTGCTTGGAGAACTAAATCAAGTACATCGAGCATGGACGAGGTCAGAAAAGCTTTTGTAAATTGGTTAGATGATGCAGATTGTGATCAGCTTGTTGCTTTTAATCTGCGGAATGCGCTGGGAGCAACGGAACGATTAAACAACGACCACGGGCGGAAACAGACCACACAGCAAGAGATTGTACACAAGATAACCAGGACAGCCGACCAACTTCCACGATTAGACACAAATTTTGGACAAAATACATCAATGTTGACCGATTCCGGAGCGTATGGAGATAATACAGCAGATGCGAATGAGTAGCAACAACTACGGAAACGTGCGGAAATATGGGATAGTTAAGGACGTGTCAATAAAGACTGCGTGAAAGATTAGTTTAACGCATAGTTGAAAAGAAACATAGCACACAGGGGGAGGGGGTCTGGCAGGACCAGCGAACAGCCCCTACTTAGTCCCTCAAATTTCCTCAAAAATAAAAAAGACCCTTAGGAGGTGTACCACATGATTTTCATTTACATAGTTTTAGCATGGATACTGTTTCAATTACATGCTCCTGCATGGGTGTATATCCTGTTCATCATCGGAGTATTTTTAAGAGCGGTAGTCACTGGTAGAGATTAAGTGTATGCAGATATTTGGGAAAGAGATAAAAGACGAATGTTCAAAATGCGGTGAAGTCCTGCAATGTGAGTTGTTTCTGCAAGGTCACGGAATCAAGAGAGACCGTGAGAACGTTACAGAAATGGTTAGCTGTCAGATGAAGCACCAAAAGAGCAGACTTGATAAAGAGCCTAAAGAAGATTTGCCAGTTAAGGAGAAATGTGAATTGCCACCGGAGATTAAAGAGATCTACACAGAGGTTTGGAAAATCCATAAAGAGTGTGCTAATCCGAAAACGGATGACGACTGGAAATATCTTATCCGGCAAGGAAATCTGCTGATTAAAATGCATAACAATAGCCAGTTTGCTAAAGCACTGGTAATGGCAATGATCGATGAAATTGAAGGAAGGACGAAGAAAAAATGAAAAACATAATCAGGAAATTCTTAAAAGTATGTTCTTCAACAGCATTACTTACTATTTGCGGAAGTTGTTTTCAGATTGCACGGGATTCTAGTGCAGATACGATTTCAAGAGTGCTTGGCATTGCGTTCGGATTGATATTGCTGATTGCAAATTACTTTGTGTGGGAGGTAGAGTTAACATGATTTTATTTATAATTTTGAAAATCGTGACAACAGCAGTAATGGCGTTTTTCACAATAGCAAGTGCATTTGATGCTCCTAAACAGAAAACAGCATCAGACGGAGTTATTTTATTTGCGTTCGCAATGCTCCTTGCATTTGGAATAACTTTCATGTGGGTATAGCCTATGTGGTTACCGGAGATTATGCGAATTATCCCATATCACATCGTTGAATGGGTTAAATTCATAAAGCCATTGTTATTGCCGAATATCCGGTGTTGTGTTGGCATTGGATATGTGGCAGAGAAATCAAGGCATCAAGAGTGTATGAAGCCTGTGTGCGGGAAACGAAAAATGGAATAATGCGTTCGACAACAACAAGTTTTTTAAAGTACCGTGCGCAGGCGTGACAATTAAGCAATATAGGGTGTTTCACGAAAAAATAATCCGGGAGCAGATGGTCTCTCTCCCGGAGTTTAGGACTATCGCCAAGCGGTAAGGCACAGCACTTTGACTGCTGCATCCCAGGTCCGAATCCTGGTAGTCCTGTTTCGCAGATGTTTTCTTCTTTCGGTCTTTGCCATCTGCGAATATTCCACCTACATGGAATACTCCTTTCACCTCATAGCGGAATGCTGTTAAGAGCCGTCGCAAGGCTCGTGAGGGTTTTCCACGTAACCGCTTGAAGCCTTGCAACTATATAGCGGAGAAAACTTTATCTGCGGTGATAAGACGATACCGTGATTGAAATAGTCGGTAGGTAGCAGATAGATATGCCAGAAGTTCATCTGTGGTTATACGGCACAGGTTTTGGGGAAATATGCATAGTGGCGATTGCAGCGGTCTGTAAAACCGTGACATTAGAAACACCGAAGGTTCGACTCCTTCTTTCCCCACGATGTCGGATCGCAACCGACTAGCAGGTAACTGGCGGATGCCCTGCGAAAATAAAAATAGCCATAAGTGTTGCGCTGTGTCAGCACATTAAATGTAGGCATACAGCTTATGGAAACGCACATTGGGATGTAGCGCAAATGGAAAGAGCAGTGTCCTTCTAAGGCATAGGCTGTGGGTTCAAGTCCCATCATCCCATTAGGTGTTGTTGCAAGTACACTCCGAGTATGCTTATTACAGAAGCATAGGGGATAAATACACCGGTTAATGTTTATCTCATGGGAACTTGATAGAGCCGCTTGCGGCTGACTAAAAGATCCTTGGGCGGTGATAACCAAGTAAAAAACCACCGATACGCAGATATGGTGTAATGGTAACACAGTAGCTTGCTAAGCTATCCAGCAGAAATGCTGTCAAGGTTCGAGTCCTTGTATCTGCGCTAAACTTACGACAATCAACCTGGGAAAAGGTTTGCCGTAAGCGGTATAGAAAGTCCGCATGAGATTGTACAAAGTAGTGGCAAAAGCAATTTCGGATATAGCAGTTCCACTACACTGCTATATTCGCCGTATGTCCGGGTGGTGAGGGAGCGGTATTGAAAACCGTTGGCTGTAAAAGGCTTGCAGGTTCAAATCCTGTGTACGGCGTTTATCTTTATCTCCACTTAGTCGGGTACTACTGCAATAGTTCAGGTCGATGGGAGATGTATGGATAGTAGTTGCTCATTATCGGTCAACGAAAAACACTTCTGCGAGTAGAATTTGCAGATTCAAAAGTAGTCGTACATTGTTTGGGTCGGGTGGGTTCAACTCCCACGGCAACTATTCCCTAGCTAAAACGTAAGCCACATATGTTTAGCGAAAACCAAGCCTATGAAGTAGAGAACAGACAAGACTGTGAGATTGTGTGGATAGTCAGTGACAAGTAGGCGGTGCACATTTGGTTATGGCAAGCGCAAACCATAAAAGGTTTTACGGTGCGATTCCCATGTATAGTTTCAGTGGTAGAGCGGCATCCGCATAGGATGTGTGTCGGCGGTTCGATTCCGTCTGCATGGGTTACGGAGGAATTTTACATGAATGGATTTCACCTTATTCTTCAAGATTGTTGTCAGTATTGTAAAGATTTTGAACCGAAACTGATACAAATGAATATAACAACAGTGTCTGACAAAAGCGAAAAATACTTAAACAACATTACTTGCGAAAATCTTGATAAATGTGAACGGTTAATGGAGAGGTTGAAAAATAAGCATGTGTAAATTTTGTGAAAACTGGCATGACGAAAATACAATCTGCGGAGCAGACATTAAAATTTATAAATGTGCGAATGAAACAAATTTGACAGAAGCACAGATTTTGAAAAATGTCAGAGACAATAAACCTGGTATTGTTATTTTTGCAAATGCAGCAACTATGGGATATTTTAAAATTGAGTTTTGCCCCATGTGCGGCAGAAAGCTGGTGGAGGAATGACGTGTCATGATTGTGCTTACCTTGGATTTGATAGAAACGAAGTTGTAGGGATGGCTGAAATGTGCAACCATCCGGAAAAATGGATTCCTGGTGCTGGATTTGCTGACAGTGAACATGAGTGCGAATTTTTCAAAAAGAAATCAGGAGTTTCTAAATGGGATTCATATTCCGAAGATGAAAAAGAAAAGGCCCGGGAATATTTCCAAGAATACTATGTTCAAAATCCTGTTGGCGATTTAACATGCGAACAGGCTTGGGCACAGTTCGTTGAATATTTAAAAACTACTGATTCAAATGCATGATTTGATAGGAGTATTGAAGAATGAGCATGGCAGAATTAATGGAATCAATAACAGATGAATTAACTGAACAGTTGGAATATGACGCATCTCAGCGAGAAATTAAGCAGGATAGTGAAATGTCTTTGGTTGAGTTTGCAGAGAAGATTGCACCATTTCCGTTATCTGAATTTCAAAAACAGTCAATTCGAGAATACGAGGAATGTGAGAAAAGAAACTTACCATTGTGTCACATTCCACCAAGAAACGTTGGAAGAGATTTTATATATCAATTGATTGAAGAGTGGAAACGTCAGCATTATTTGACAGATGCACGTTGCAGCAAGTGCAACCGCCTTTTAGGCAAATTTAACGGACAGGCTGAAATCAAATGCCCGAAATGTGGGAAAATTAATAGAATCGGGGTGAAATAATTTATGAATCAAGCAAAGTTGGTGAAATGGCAATATTGCAAAAAAACTTAATGATATAAATCAAGCCATTCTGCAAAATGACCAGGATTGGGAAGAATTAAAGAGCGCAGAACAAATTATCAGTATAACATTTGACACAAACCATATGTGTTATGTTGTGTTTTGGACTGCTTAGCATAGCAAATAGAATATTTTCAAGAGCACCAGTCGTAGAGTGCCTACGCAGAGAGCCAAATTTCCAAAATTTTAGGGAAGGAGGCTCTTTTATATTGGCAAGTCAGAGCCTTATATCGGCAGTAAACAGCTATGACAATTACATACAACGCAAGGGAATTGATGAACAGGTCATTGATGCGTACATAGAAGCCTGTAGAGTGGCTATAAACGGTGAAAAGGATATAACTTATGGCTTACAGATAACAAACCGTTCTAAAGGCATTATAGAGCGTTTCTGCATGGATAGGACAGGAGGTAGAATACTTGACCTTGAAAAATACAGCCAACAACATGAAGAAAAATACAGCCTTGTTGATGACTATTACAAAACGCTTCTGATTGAAGCACATTACCGATTTGAAAGCTTCATGCTATACATGGAAAAGAACAGACCGGTAGAAGAGAGATTTTATCAGCCGAGAATAAATCCATTACGGCAGGTAGCACAGCTTATTCAAGATTTGTACGATGATGTGCTTGATGAAGGAATGGTGTTTTGTCCCGGACGAATCGGTAAGACACAAATAGTAAAAATGGGTAATCTGTGGTTCGGCTCTAACAGACCGGAACGGTCTAATCTGTATTCGGCATATTCGGACAAAATTACTGGTGGTTACTATGACGGCATCATAGAAATGATTACAGACCCGACATACACATATGCTGAAATATATCCAAACATAGTTGAGAAAAAGTTAGTCACTGATGGAAAAGATTTGACAGTAGACCTTATCCGTAAAAAGACATACCCAACATTTACCATGCGAAGCATTTACGGAACATTGAATGGTGCTTGTGACTGTGACGGGCTTGGAGTTTATGATGACTTATTCAGCGGTATTGATGAAGCATTGAGTGAAGATAGGCAAAATACTGTATGGGGAAAATTCGACAACAACTTTATGCCGAGAATTAAGCCTGGAAAGGCTAAATTGTTGGGGATAGGAACACGTTGGGCGAAAAAGGACGTTCAAGGTAGACGGTTAGACCTATTACAAAATGATCCTGAATACAAAGGCATACGGCACAGAGAGGTTATTATTCCTGCACTAAATGAAAACGGAGATAGCAATTTTGATTATCCGTATCATTTGGGATATACAACTCTTGATTACAAAAGACGTATGGCATCTTTTGAGAACAATGACGATATGGCATCATGGTTTGCACAGTATCAACAGGAGCCTATTGAAAGAAAAGGTCAGATGTTCAATGTCGATATGATGAATTTCTTTAATCCGGCAGAACTTGAAGGAATAAGACCTGATAGGATATTTGCAGCTAATGACCCTGCTTATGGTGGCGGTGATTTTGTATCAATGCCTATCTGCTATGAGATTGACGGAGAACATTATATCACTGATGTTGTCTACAATGACGGTGATAAGGAAATTACCATACCGGAAGTTACTTCACGAATGGAAAGACATTTAGATAAATTTAATAATAAGACAGCAGAAGTCCATTTTGAGGAAACAAAGACAACATCAGCATACCGTACAGATTGTGAAAAGATATGGGAAAAAGACGGATATCCTATTAACACAAGTCATGATCCGGCAGACAATCAGACTGCAAAAATGGATAGAATCAAAAATCATGCTCCAGACATACGAAAACTTCATTTTGTGGACATGAAATATCAAACAAAAGAGTACAGAAAGTATTTTCAAAATATTTTGTCTGCTACTTTTGAAGGGAAAATGAAGCATGATGACGGGATAGATTCTACGGCACAACTATGTGACATGATTTACGGAAATAAAAGAATGGCAAGAGCAGAAGCAATTCAAAACCCATTCTCTTTCGGACGGAGGTATTGATATGACAACCAAAGAATATTTAGGGCAGATAAGCCGCCTTAATCGGATGATAAATAATAAACTCACGGAAATCGCACAACTCAAAGATATGGCGGTAAGCATATCTGCTACGCAAAGCGGTGAAAGGGTACAGACTACACCGAATTTTGACAAAATAGGAACAAAATATGCCAAAATTGATGAAATGGAACGGAAAATAGATGGAATGGTGGACGAACTTGTCGATAAAAAAGAGAAAATCATACAGCAGATAGACAGCATGGAAGATGAAAACACATACAATATTCTGTTTGCAAGGTACATTGAAAAGAAAACTTTTGAAGTGATTGCAACAGAAATGAAATATTCATGGAGACAGGTTGTAAGACTTCACGGAACTGCATTGAAACAGTTTGAAAAGAAATACGGAGAAGGATATTTGAATGAATGATGTCATTGAATGTCATATATAAAAAATGGTAATGTTAAACTGACGAAAATATTTAAGATGCTTTCTAATCCTCCTAAAAGGCAAACAGCCGGGAATACCGTCTACGTTATGTGGGCGGTATTTTTGTGCGCAGAAAAGAGGTATTTATGATTTTTAACCAAAAAATTAGAGTGTACTGTCCGGGATGCGGACGGTTAGTCGGTGAATGCAGTTCAAAATCACACATCGACAAGACATATAAGTGCCGGAATTGCGATAAGATGGTTGTTTACCATACGGAGACCGGAGAACGTGAGATCAAGAAACTTCCAAAAAGAGATCAGAGCAGCGGAATGACATTTATGTAGGTGAAAATATGAACACTATGAAATTTCAAGACCTTGTAAAGGGTTGTCACGGTAGAAAAATTGCATATACGGATGTGGAGCAGATAACCGAAGACAACATTGTAAAGGTTATCGGTGATTGCATCGGTGTTTTTTATTACAATAAGCCAGTTATCAAGTACTTGTGGGAGTACTACAAAGGAGATCAACCGGTACTATACAGAACAAAGCTGTCAAATGAGGATATCACCAATCGAGTAGTAGAGAACCATTCTTTTGAATGGGTGCAATTCAAGGTCGCTCAGACTTACGGAGAGCCTATTCAGTTTGTCAGCAGAAAAGATGATGAAGCTGTAAATAAGGCAGTAGATGAACTGAATGATTACTTAGCAGATGCAAATAAGCACGAGAAAGACATAAAAGCTGGTGAGTGGCAGTCGGCAACCGGAACATCATTCAAAGCTATTCAGATTGTGAATGGAGATGTGCCTATCCGTGTGGTTGCACCTAATCCTCTGAATACGTTTGTTATTTACAACCGCAGTTCTGAAGAACCGATTTTGGCGGTACAGGAATTAAAAGATGAAAATGGCGAGTGGTACAAGCTCTGCTACACGGAATCCTGTGAATGTAAGATAAAAAACAGTGCGGTTGTTCCTGATACATGGAAACTTCACGGATTTGGTGGTATTCCGATTGTAGAATTTCCGAACAACCATGAGCGGTTGTCTGATATTGAACTTGTTATAGATCTGTTGGATGCAATCAATAATACGCAGTCAAACAGAATGGACGGCATAGAGCAATTTATCCAGGCGTGGTACAAATTTGTAAACTGTGAGATTGACGAAGAAGAGTTCAAAAAAATGAAGATGAACCATGCATTGGTTGTAAAGTCCATCAATAAAGACAATAAGTCTGATGTGGATGTCATGTCACAGGAACTTGACCAAACGCAGACACAGGTCTCCAAGGACGATTTAACAGACAGCGCACTTTCAATTTTGGGAATACCGAACAAGCAAGGAAACACTGGCGGTGATACGCAGGGTGCGGTTGAGCTGAGAAACGGATGGGATTTTTCAAAATCAAGAGCAAGGCTTAAGGATCCGGTTGTTAAGACAGCAGAGAAGAGACTGGCCAAGGTTGCGCTGAATGTTATTCGCATTAAGAAAGAAGATCTGAAAATCACTCTTAGAGATTTTGATGTGCAGATTAACCACAGTCCACAAGATAATATGTATACCAAGTCGCAGACATTACTGCAACTTCTGCAGTGTGGTATTCATCCGCTTATTGCAATCAAAACGGTTGGACTTTGGGGAGATTGCGAAAAGACTTTCAACCTTTCCAAGCCTTACCTTGATGCTCTGTGGAAAACTGCTGACATTATCAACATGGAAGAGCAGATGGCAAAAGCACAGGAAATTGTAAAACAAATGCAAAATAAGACAGTTGCCTAGAAATAGGTGGCTGTTTTTATTTTATAAAAATTCGCAATGCCGTGAGCGTATAAACCGGCAATGTCAACCGGTGTCGTTGCACCGTATAAAAATTCGTAGGACATAACGGAGGTAATTTATGAAGAGAGAAGAACTGACAGCTATGGGTTTGACTGATGAACAGATTGAAAAAATCATTGCTGAGAATAGCAAGGATGTTCAGGCAGCAAACGCAAAAGCAAACAAAAACAGTGAAGAGTTGACAAGACTGCGTGAGTTGGAAAAGGAATACACAGCCATGAAAGATAAGGATTTATCCGATTCGGAAAGACTGCAAAAAGACCTTGATTCTGCAAATGCAAAAATCGCAGAACTTGAAAAGACACAGGCTATTGCGGAACAGAGAAGCAATGCGGCATCCAAGTTTAACATTTCTGCTGAACAGGCATCACAGGTTATCAAGGATGACGGCAGTTTTGACTACGAAGTACTCGGAAAAATTATCTCTGATAAAGAGACTGCTGCGGCACAGGCTAAAGAGCAGGAAATCGCAAACGGAACCACAAATCCGGGCGGTGGTAGTTCTGGCGGTGGTAATGGAACTGAAAGTAAAGGTGCTGAAATGGCAAAGAAATATAATCAGCGCTATGTAATCGAACAGTAAGCAAGGAGGTATAAACGTTATGGCTTACATGAAAACCACTACTTACACTTCTGGTGTAAACATTTTAGCAAGTGAAGTCGGACTTGTGTTAAAAACTTTTGAGGGAACACAAGCAATGGCAACACAGGTAGATGATAAGAAGATCATCAAGGCAGGAACTGTGGTTCCAACAAATAACGCTTCTGCGAAGGGAATTGTGTTTGAGGATGTTGATATTACAGATGACGAAAAGAAGCCTATTTCTGTAATTATTGCAGGCCGTGTTATTAAGGCAAATTTGCCTGTTGCAGTAGATACCAATGCCGAAACCGCACTTAAAGCAAGCGGCATTTACTTTGATTAAATTACGGAGGTAAGAACAGTATGCCTACGGATGTGCAGGCACAGCTTGACCTGTTAAAGAAATTCAGCCGGAAGAAGAACGAACTGTTGGAAGCTGATGTGAACAAGTATCTTTGCTTCTGCACTGTGCGGATGTTCAGACCTCTTGTGAATGGTGACACGGAAGAATGTTGTGACTTTACATACCGTGGAGAGCCTTACAGCCGGAACATGAACCACGGAGCAAGGATTCTGACGGAGATTGACATTTGCAATGCGTTTCAGAAGCGGTGTGGTGTGGAATTGCCTATCATGGTTGACGATACCGAAAGCCTTGACCCTTGGAAGATTCCTGATGTTGACAGTCAGTTGATTATGTTCCGAAGAAGTGATGATGCGAGTTTGAAAGTGGAGGAAGTACCTAATGCCTAATGATGATTATGATATGGATAAAAAAGTTGAGATTTCTGCTGATGAAATGTGCAGAGCAATAGTAAAAACAATGGAAGAAGAGCCGTTTGATTCTTTAATTGAAGAAAACCCACTTATGATAATTACTTTTGCCAAATTTGGAGCAAAAGTTACCACAAAATTATTTGCAGATAAGATAAAGAAAGGAGCTGCGGAAAATGCAGATTAAGAAAGAGACAGTAATTTCTGTTCTGACAACAAGAGGAGAAACAATCAATGCCGGTGACACCGTGATATTCAATTTTGATGACAAGTGTTGCGTGGGTGTGTACCTGGGACTTTCAGACCGTGGAGCCTTGAAATTCAAAGGAAAGATTGCTGATACAGATGTGACATTCCATGTGATGCCTAGAAGCATCAAGGAGATTTACAAAGCTGATGTGACAGTGCATCAGGGAGTTGCAAGTGGATTTATGAATGAGCCGGAAAGCGAGGAAGAATAATATGGAAAAACATAAATTTAAGGTTGGAGACAGATACAAAAGCGGATATTTTGCAGACAATGATGCAGTAATTGAAATCACAGAAATCAGTGGTGGCACTGTTTTTTACAAAGATGTAGTTGGGGAAAGCATTGGTTTAAAACATTTCCAAATAGGTTCTATATTTTCTGCCGCTTTAGAAAAAGTAGACACAACTATTGTCATCTACCGCAATGACAACAAAGTAGTTGCGCTGGACAAGTCCACTGGCGAGAAAGCAGAAGCAAACTGCAATCCTGCTGATGAATTTGATTTCCGTACTGGTGCTAAGTTGGCTTTTAATCGGCTGATGGGCGAGGATGCGAAGCCTGATAACGGTGTCCGGGAGGTTAAGAGAAAAGCTAAAGTCGGTGAGTACATCAAGGTTGTTTGTGCGATGCCTTGTTTGATTCCTTATAAAAACGGAGATATTTTCAAAGTAAATTGCGTTACGACATCAGGATGTATTTGCAAAAAATCTGAGGAAAATGTTGGTTTATGGCACAGCGAGTACGTTGTCCTTGAAAACTACAAACCGGAGAAAGAACCGGAGAAGAAAGACGAAATCTGCGTGGGAGATACCGTAAAAGTCAAGGATACCGGTAAGCAGTACAATTTATACGGTACATGGAGTGGTCTTTTAGGATACGAACAGAATTTTGTAATAGATTCAGATGTAAGCAAAGATGATGAATACAAAGTTTTAAGAATTAAAAAACATGATAGGTTTGCAAGTACTATTGCACTGATTCAGAATCCCAAGACAACCCAGGTATTCATCATAGGAATTGACGGCATCAAAAAGGTAGAAAGGTAGGTAGAAACATGGCAGACGAAAAGAAGCAGGAAGTAATGACACAGGAAAAGGCAGAGGTAAAGGAAAGCAAGAATAAGGTTACAGATTACAGTCTTGGGATTTTTGGAACATCCGACAATTTTATTATGGCAATGCAGATGGCAAAGGCACTGGCTGATTCAACGATTGTTCCGCAGACATATCAGAAAAATCCGTCTAACTGTTTGATTGCCATTGAACAGGCACAAAGAATGCACATTAGCCCTCTGATGGTTATGCAGAACCTTTATCCGATACAGGGAAGACCTAGTTGGAGCAGTAAGTTTTTGATTGCCTCTATTAACGCAAGCAGAATGTTTGACATGGAGTTGCAGTATGACGAGGTAAAGGATAAAGATGGAAAGCCTTATTCATGCGTAGCGTGGACTATGAAAAACGGTCGCAGAGTTGAGGGTATGGAAGTCAATATGCAGATGGCAAAGGACGAGGGATGGCTTGGGAAAAATGGAAGTAAGTGGAAAACCATGCCACAGTTAATGCTCAGATACAGAGCGGCATCGTTCTTCTCTAGTCTGAATTGCCCGGAACTGACAATGGGTATTTACACAAAAGAAGAAATCGAAGATGGAGACTTCAAGGAATATCCGATGGAACCCATTCAGGAACAGGTTCACAGGGAGATTCAGAATAATGCAAACACTGTTGAGTTTGAGGAAGTACCGCAGACACCGCAGACCGCAGAGACGGACATTGCCAGCGCAGAGACGCCGGATTGCTTTAAGTAGGGAGGACACCATGAGAATTATTTCACAGGACGGTAGAACTGATATTCCATATGAAAATTTTTGCTTTGGAATTACAAAAGATAATTCCATTGTTGCGATAAGAGATACCATTGCCAGACCCTCAGAAATTGCGCATGGCGTTGTAGCTACATATTCCAAAGAAGAAAAATCGAAGAAAGCTATGGAAATGCTTAGAAAAGCATACGTTGGTATGCCGATTCTTTTTCAAAATGTTGAAATTACAGAAGATGTGGTAAAACAGTTTGAAAAATTGAAAAATAGTGGAATTATAGTTCAAACCATGAACAATGAGCCATCAAAAGTTGAATATGTAAATAACTGCATATTTCAGTTTCCAAAAGATGACGAAATTGAGGTAGAAACATGAAGCTAAAATGTTTAGGATCCGGTTCTTCCGGTAACTGCTATCTTCTAACGGCAGATAACGGTGAAACGCTTTTACTGGATGCAGGACTTCCCATCATGGACATAAAACGTGGTCTTAACTGGAATATTAAGTGTGTTGTGGGTGCGATATGCACCCATACGCACAAAGACCACTCATTATCCACATCAGACCTTGAACACATGGGAATACCAGTATTTAAGCCATATGAGAGTTTAGAACCTATGGAAATAGGGTTTACTGGTGGAAAAATAATGGCATTTGATCTTACGACACTGGATGGTAAGTGGACACATACAAACGCTGATGGTTCAGAATGCCCTTGCTATGGATTCCTGATTACTCACCCGGAAATGGGAAAATTGCTTTATGTAACTGACACGGAATTTGTTAAGTGGCGGTTTCATGAAGTAAACCACATCATTATTTCATGTAACTATCAGAAGAAGTACATTACAGAGGATTCCAACGATGCTAAGAAATCCCATGTGTACCGTGGTCATATGGAACTGGAAACGGTAAAAGAATTTGTTCTTGCGAACAAATCAGATGCCTTGCAGAACGTCATATTGTGCCATTTAAGCCGTGATAATTCTGATGCCAAAGAATGTGTCACAGAGGTAAAAAAGATTGATCCATTGGCGAATGTGGACTATGCGGCAGCAGGCAAGGAATGGATTTTACAGAATGGAAAGGAGTGTCCGTTTTGAGTGGTGGAAGTTTTGGTTATTTGTGCTACAAGGATGTCAATGAGCTAATGGAGCCGTCAAGTATCTCCAACCTTGAAATTATGGTGCAACACTTACAGTTGTACGGTTACGAGGACATAGCACGAGATACACAGCGGTTGATTGAGTATATCAGGTCGGCAAGTATTAGAATCGAAGTTTTGAGCGAGAACCTTAGCGGAGTTTTTCATGCGGTAGAGTGGCGTGCGAGTGGAGATATTGGCAGAGAAACCATGATTGCAGAACTTGAAAAGTACAGAAATGGTGGTGCGAATGGCTGATTGGAAGAAAATCTATGCTATGAAAGCAGAACGTGAGAAAAAAATAAAACAGATATGCCCCGAAATATCGAATGTTAGCGGAATCTATTTGTTTTACAGAGTGGACGAAGCAGGAATCAGAAGAGGGTATTGTGGGCAAGCTGTCAGACTTTTAGAGCGCACATCTTCTCACCTTGCGGAATACGACCATATAGCATTGAGCCTTAAAAAACATGGCTTCAAGAGCAAAGATAATCCGCATGGGTGGTCATTGCATTTTTTAACCTGTGGGATATCAGAACTTGATGAAAAAGAAGTCGAGTATATTAAAAAATGTTCTGATAGTGGTATTCAGATGTACAACGTCACGGCAGGAAGTCAAGGTAAAGGGAAACAAGTAACAGGGCAATATAAACAGCCTAAAACTTATTCGCAGGGCATACAACAAGGCAAAATCAACCTTGCAAGGGAACTGGCGAACATTGCCGACAAGCATCTAGTCATCAGTTTGAAGCCTGAGAAGCAGAACAATTCCGTGTCAAAAAGACAATTTGTTCGGTTTATGGAACTTTTGCATGGAGAAAAGGACGGTGAATAATATGAAAGTATATATTACAAAATATGCACTTAGTACTGGAATCATAGAAACTGACGATGCAGAGATTTGTTCAAATATTTCCGGAGATATGATAAGTTCTAAAAAATATGGATATTATCGCGGAAATGATTGGCACAAAAAGAAGGAAGACGCAGTTTTAAGGGCAGAAGTAATGAGAATAAAGAAAATTGAATCATTAAAAAAACAAATTGAAAAATTGGATAAAATGAAATTTTCTTTGTAGAGTTCAAGCATCACAGAACTTGGAGGTGATACATAAAATGCCAAAACGATATGACAATCCGCAGGAAATTTTGAAAATTATGCGGAAGACAGAACTTTTGAAGCAGTCTGCGGAGAGAAGTCCATTCACCGGAATACTGACACTGTTCTGCTATACCTTGTGGAAAGACTACAAGTACTCACAGACGAGACTTTCTGATTTCTGCGGTAAATTCACCGAGTACAACGAAAAGTACGAGAATGAGCCTTATACGGAGTTACAGAGCAGGCTTAACGATTTTGCAGACTGGACGATTGAGTACAAGGAATTTACCGAAGCTGATTATCCACATTACAAGTCGGTTGTAGCGCAGAAATGCATCCTGGAACAGGTCAGATGCAACAACCTTATCAATGAGTTGTCTACAAGGTACATCCTATATGGAATGGTAATTCTTATGGAAGATGGATTTAGTAAGAAGAAGCTGACGAATTTCAAGGATAAGTTTTCTGAGAATGATATTGTAAAAATAAACAATAGTGAGGTAAATACTCTTATAACATTTAGAGATTTTGAAATTATATGTACGATTCCTAGAGAAAAATATTATAAGCATAGGCTTGAGCATACAACTGAATATGAGGTTGTTGGTAACGTATTTGACAATCCGGAACTGTTGGAGGAGTAGCCATGACGGAGAATGAAGCAATTTAAGAATTAAAATATGATTGTAACGAAATTGGAAAAGCAATTCCATGTGATACATCATGGGGTGAATCTTTTGAAAATGCTTATGCAATGGCAATAAACGCACTGGAAGAGGTGCAACAGTACCGCCAGATCGGCACGGTGGAAGAATGCCGTAAAGCTGTGGAGAAGCAGACAGCAAAGAAACCGGATTACGAGGGAGACGGATTCTCGGACGGACAACTTGTATACGATACATGGATTTGCCCTTCCTGCGGTAAGCATTATGAGGTTGATTATGATAGATATGATTATTGCCCGAATTGCGGGCAGCGCATTGATTGGAGGGATGAAGTATGAGTGAAGAATTAAAGCCGTGCCCGTTTTGCGGTGGAAAAGCAATGTTCTTAACCATTACAAATAAGTCATCACATTCGGCTGTTGGGGTAATGTTCAAAATCAAATGTATGAAATGCGGAACAGAATTTCCAAAAAGCTATGAATGTGAGATGTACATGGATCAGGACGGAGGCATCAGAACAGGGAAAGACGAGCGAACGAAAGCAATTACAGATTGGAACAGGAGGGCGAACGATGAAAATACTGATTGATATTCCAGAGGCATTTGAAGTGGACTATAACGAAAACCGATTTGCAGAGTTCTTCCTACGATGTCTTGCGGATATTGGTACCTGCTGTGGTAACTATGAGCAGGAAACCGCAGAGATGATGGAAAAGGCATTTTCGGAGAGCAAGACATACGACCCGGACAGAGTTTTGCATCAGTTGGAAGAACGCACAGCATTCCTTAAAGACTGTACGAAGTATGGAAATAAAACAGCAGAGCAGCAGTCAAAATCCTACGACACTATGATGATGTATGAGGTCAAGGATTTGGTAGATGATTTGTTGGAGATTGTAAAGGCAGGTGGAGCAGATGCGAAAACCGATTCCTAAATCTGTCAGAAAATTAGTGTACAAAAAGTACAACGGGCATTGTGCCTACTGTGGATGTGAAATACAAGAAAAAGGCTTTAATGTAGACCATTTACATTGCCTTAGAAACTATGAGTACACAGAGGATTTTACCGGTATCGATGTACATGACATTAGAAATCTTATGCCGTCTTGTGGCTCATGTAACCGTTATAAGGCAACAATGGATTTAGAGACATTCAGAAAGCAGTTGCAGAAGATACCTGACAGACTGAAAAGAGATGTTTGTACATACAATATCGCAGTCAGATTCGGTATGGTGCAGGAAAACAGAGAACCGATAAAGTTCTATTTTGAGAAAGTAGGTGAAACGGATGGCAATTAAACCGATTTTATTCAATACAGAAATGGTTCGGGCGATTCTAGACGGGAGAAAAGATGCAACGAGAAGAATTGTAAAAGGCTTTATTCCTGATGATGCAGTATGGGGATATACCGCTTTTACACCTAAAGGGTACATATCGTGTAGAGGTACATTTGCAGATGGGTATGGAGAGAAATTTTTTAAGTTGCCTTGCGAGCCGGGCGATATCCTGTATGTCCGGGAAACATGGAAAAAGGCACATAACGGATACTATTACTACGAAGATTGGCAAAGAAAT